ACAACCGGGCCGTTAATTGGATTTCGTCTGCCATAGTGTGTGTTTTTTAAAGGTTACTCAGAAGAACGGGTAAATGAGTGTGTCGTAAGGTGCGAAAGTCCATGCGATGACCTGCTCGACCTGATTGGTTTTGTTGACCAGGCTAGTCGAGAAATTGGTTTGCTTCCAGCCCCACACGGTGCCAAAGGGCGCTAAGACTGCCCCGGTGGCTTGATCTTTGGGAATTTTGGGAAGCATTTGTTGCACAGATAACGGAAGGTTCCAGTTCTGAGCAAACGATTCTACCGTGTAGACAGGCGGGATTCCGTTGGGAACTTGAGGCAGGCCTAGGTTGCCGGAGAAAGTGGCTATTCTGGTCAGACTAACCCGAGCAATGGGGAACGTGTCTTGGCCGCGGTAGAGCATCTGCCAGACTTTAAGCGCCATCGGATAACGAGCTGGATCTGCGAGGTTAGTATCTCTCTGGGATAAAACCTCACCGTTTTTGGCGGCTGTCTCAATGACGAACTTGTAGAGGTTTGGATTCCCTGTCGAGTTAGTCTCCTTGTCGACTGCCGGCAGAGCAAAAACCGAGACATCGAGGTAGTCGGTGCGGAACTCGTAGCGGATGTCTGCTATTTCTCCAGGTAGCGGGGCCGACTGGTCTTGGATTTCTAAACTAGGGTCAAAGGAATTTCCTCCGATGGTGACGGTCGCTTCGGAATAAGGACCGTCCTCGCGGATGCTGTATTTAGCGCCCAGGGCCACCCATTGGGCCGATGCGATGCGGAGGGTATCCTTGTCGCCGCGGAAAGTTAGCTGGACCACCCGGCCGTTGCCGTTGTTGTCGTAGGCGCGGCTGACCTCGATGTACTCGAAGTTGTTTGGGTTTGGTGAGCCTTGGAGTGTTGCCATGTTATTCGACAGCCTGAGCTGTTCTGCCGGTGTTTACTCGGATCGCACGGGTCTCGTTGGTCTGAATCTTGATTTGACCAACCAGGGTGTTAACCCATCCAGGAGGCGCTTCCGTTGAGAACATTGAGGTCTCGCGTTTAACTCTGCTGTCTATCGTGCCGATGGTGCCGCGCGGCATTGTCGATGTATCTAAACCTCCACCAACACCTTCAGATGGCCTAAGCGCTCCTCCAAATCCGGTTCTATAAAGTTCATTGTTTTTTCTATACTTTGTAAATAGCTCGTTGGAAGCCTCTTGTGTATTTATAATTTCTTTAAAATCGCTTTCAAGTTGATCTCCAAGGTATGTGACTAAAGGTGTTGCTGCAACAATACCACGTCTTTGTATCTCATCCATGCGGTCTGCTAATTTTCCAACCTGATCAATTTGTTCTTTAGAAATTACGTCGATTGGCCCCATCTCTTTTATCTTAGCCATTGCTCCGGCTGCCTTGAAGGCTTTCTCGCCTAGGATGGCTATCATGGCTGCCTGTGTCTGTGCGCTGCTGCCTGCATCCTTGTGCGCTTGGCCCATCCTAGAAATAAGATCGATGTTTGAAATGCTCGCATCGTTAAGTTCAGCGACTGAAAAGCCTAGTGTCTTGAAGTATTCCCGGGCTTTGCCTCCTTCCTCAATAGCCTTCAGGCGCTCCTGGCTGACCGCTGTGATCGACTTGGCCATGGCCTCGAAGGAAACACCTGTCTGGCCTGCCAGCACTTGAAGGCGCTGCACGTCGTCGGTGCTGATATTGAGCTGCTCGGACAAGTCCCCAATGGCGTCGACTGTGTCGATTACTTTTTTGAGAAAGCCGCCGATGGCAGCAACAGATAGGGCCGCACCGAGTTGAGATCCTACCGATTGCCGGAACTTGTCGGTCGTGCTTGAAGCCTTTTTTAAGCCGCTTTCGTAGGCCGAACCGTCCAGGCCGAGCTTTGCGATGAGTGAGAAAATGGCCATTTGTTAGTTCCTTACCGTCTCGCGTTCTTGACCCAGGCGCCAGAGCGCATCGTTCTTATCGTTCCAAAGCTCGACCTGACCGTGCATTTCGGCATTGGTCAGGAAGAACCTTTCAGCATCGGTCACCGGCATATTCAGAACCGTGTCCTCGGTGAATCCAATGTCGACCAGGCCAACCAGCAGCCTTTCGGGCCAGGGCATGGCCGCCTCCCTGGATCCTGCACCCGGCTGCCGTAGAACCTCTGGGCAGTCGGATTTGTCTCCGATCCACTCCTGGAGGATTTGGCATTCCTTCACTATGTCGGACTTGCTGACCTTCTTACGCATCAGCCGGAGCGGCACCCACCGGAACACCGAGGCCATGGTCTTGATCGACTCCTCGGCGGATTGGCTGCACACGACAACAGCCTCGACCAGGTCGTTGGCGCTGGCCCGGCCTCCGGTGACGAATGGCGATCCCAGCCGATGCAGCAGGATAGCATGGCCGACAGTAAAGGGCACCATGCGGAGCCCGATCACCATCGGACAAGGCTTGGCTGTTGCGCTTAGGATGGCGGCCAGGCTGCTCACACGTTCAGGGCGATAGCGGCAGCGGTGGTCAGGTTCTTGTACTTCTTTACGGTGATCGAGACCATAGCCTTGCCGCTCTGGGTCATTTTGACTGAGCCACCTCCGGCATAGATGAACCGGCCGCTGACAGCAGTGTTTAGGATGTTAGCGGTGCCCATCATTGCGATTATTGGCGCGCCGCTTATCTCGACGGTGCCGTTGACAGGAGCCAGCGAGCAGAAGGCCAGGGGATCGCCTGCAAGGGCACCAGATGGAATCAGGTTTAAGTTCAGCGTCACCCGTTCGTTGTAGCCGATGTGACCCACCACTTCTCCAGCGCTGTTGCGAACCTCCTCAGTGTCGGATTCGTGAGTGATGTCGTAGCTCTCAATCGACGTCAGGGCCGTAAATACAGCGGTTGTGTTGTTAATGCCGTACATGGTCACCGAAGCCGGTGAGCCAAATTGGTATACGAGTCCTTGTGAATTAGCCATGTTTGTTGGTGTTTAAAGGGTTGCGGAACAGTAGAGGGTGAAGGTCCGGGTGAACGTCCTGGACCGATTAGAGATTGAGGATGCACCAAAGTCCAGAGGGGCGGCGAATTGCGCTGTAAAGGGGCCGCTGGGGTCGTTTGCTGCGGCATCGAGGGCCGAGGCCCCGGTGTCATCGAACAGCGGCAGGATCAGGTTGTCGAGCACCTGGACGGTGGTCAGAACAGCAGCCTCGTCGGTATCGTCGGCGGATAGCTGTAGCTCGACAGCGATCTCGACTTCGCAGGTAAGGTCGGTGCGCTGCATTGGCCTGGCCGAGTTGGTTGAGACAACCAGGCGCGGAAAGTTGGGCATGACATCCTGGTCGTCGGGGTCGTCGTAGAGGCCGCGGCTGTAGGACGTCAGGCAGGTCGGTGTGCCGGCGCCGGAGGCCGACCAGTTGGCGGCTGCCAGGTAGTCGGCGACTGCAAGCTCTGCTCTTAGGGCGACGGCGTTCATTTGATTGAGATTCCGTTGTCTTCGAGAACCTTACCGTTAGCCAGGAGGGCCTCGGTCATGTGGTTGATCATCTCCGTCGTCTCGTCGTCCATAGCCTTCTGCATGGCCGTGTTGTAGATTTCAGATACCCGGTTGTATTGATTGTCTGCAACACCTGTACGCATCGAAACGAAAGCGGTGGGATTGAATCCAGGAACCGCTTGGAATCCATGTGCAACGGTGCCTTTGTGGATGCCTACGTTTTCCTCTTGTAAACCGTACTGATTGGCCATGGCCACAAGAGCGGCGTTTGGTTTCTTTTTGGCCCTGTATCCTGGAGGTTTTACCAACGGCACCCACTTGGGGGCAGAGTATTGGCTGAATCCGCGGTTGTAGATTCTGATAGATTTTACTACTGCGGACCTGAGATATCCAACCGATGCGATGGATCTCTTCATCAGCGCCGAGGCGGCTGCTTTCATTCCTTTTCCGTAAAGACCGTGACCTCCGTTTAGGTTTACTGTTGGGTTTTTAGCGGCTTTTGCTTGAACGATAAGGTGGACTCTCCTGAGAATCCTTGAGGTTCCGATGCGCTTACCAGTCTTCTTAGATTTTCTGTTTAGGTTTCCGACAGGCGTCCCTAGGTAGTCGGCGATTCTCCGGCGCTCCTGGCCCGGGCTCTTGGGCGGCACCAGGACGAACAGTCTCACCATCAAATAGAAGAACCGGCTGTTGATGGCCTTATGAAGGTCGCGCGATGTCGTCAGCAGATACTGCTTCATGGCAAGGTCGAACTTGCCGCTGTCGACCGTCATGTTGACTCCGAATTTCACTTGGTCTTCGCCCCCAGCTCGAGGTTGTAGTAGGCGCCGGAGGCATCCACACGGCAGGACAGGATGCGGAGGGTGCGTCCCTGGTAGACTAGAGTCCTACCGACCACCGGCCTCGGCTTGCAGAATGTGAGGGCGATGCGGTCGCTGTTCTCCTGGAGGATGAACTGGCCGTCCTCCTTGAGCAGCCTGGAGAATGTGGTCCCCTGGTCGAGCGTGAACAGCGTCGAGTCCATCGAGACCAGGGTTGAATCGCAGGTCTTCCAGTCGCTGAACATGACCAGGATCCTCGAGGTCACGTTATCCTGAAACCCACCCGAGATGGGCACGTTGGCATCGTTGACGGCAGCCGGGATGCACCGGATCGACGTCCCCTCCCAGATGAACATCGGCGCCCCCAGCATTTGCTGGAGCACTGCCATGCCCTGCTGGAGACTGGATCCGATGGTGGTCATCAGGCGGTAAAGTAAGTGCCAGAGACTATCAGGCGGCTGGTGGCCTGGAGATTGGCAGCCAAACTGGTGGCAGCTCCTGTCTCGAAATGCGACAGCTCGAGGTAGCTGGTGCCGGCGATTAGCCTGGCGATGATGGCGGTCTTGGCCTGGTTGGTGGCATTGGTCAGCCACACCGCGGCGGCGGCCTCGTAGGT